TCAGCATTGAGAATCGGAACCACTGCACAGTTTGTTGATGGAATTATTAAAAATGTCGATGCTGGACTGGATCTTTTGGGAAGAAAAGAGGAAAGCGAGAGTTGGAAAGAATATGCAAGCAAAGGCATATCTGAACAAGGAAATGATTTTTCAAGCAGAATAAACGAGGTCTCAAGAGAAACAGGCGTTCTTGAATCTAATATTAGAGATTTGGCCTATCTTTTCGCAGCAGCAAGAGGGCAAGAAGGAAGAGGTTTATCAGACAAAGATTATGAAAACGCACTTGAAATTGTCTCTGGTGGCGTAGGCGCTGAGAATAGAATTGCTGTGCTCGGAGATGTTGCAAAAAGATTTAAAAGCCAGGCTCTATATGACCTTGGATTTATGAAAGATTATCATAGCGACAACCCAGATATGATGGATAGATTCAACAAAATACCAGAATTGCCAGACTTTATTAATCCTTTTGATGTGCCAGTACAGCAAGGTTCAAGCCCAACTACAGCACAGACGGCTGATGAAATCTTGAGAGACATGGGCCTGTAATAATCATGGCAACCCCAGAACAAGACATCGATCGAATAGATAAGGGCATCATAGCTCTTTATGGTGACGGCAATCCTTCGGAAGAAGACAGGAAAAAAATCGCTACGCTAGCAGCGCGTAAAAAATTACTAACCGGGCAAACGCTGACTCAACAACAACCATTGACCGGAAGACAAAGATGGAGAGACTTCGGCATGTCTACTGCTTCCGTTGCTCCAAGTGTGGCAAGTTTTATTGCTGGCTTACCCGGTGATTTGGATGCCTTGGGTGAGATGGCCTTACCAGAGGTATTAACAAAGCCAATAGGTGAGGTTCTAACAGGAAAAGAATTCAAGCGAAATCCACTCAACCCGTTTTCATACCCCATTTTTGGTAGCGTATTTCCTGGTTCTCAACAAATCAAAGAGGGCATGTCTGAACAGGCAGAGGGAATGCCTTTGGCACAAGAGATCATTAACTATCAACCACAAACCGCGCCTGGCAGATACACAAAAACAGTCGGTGAGTTTGCTGCGCCAGGGCTGATGGCAAAAACAAAAGCTGCAAGGCAATTTGGCACAAAGCTTGGTGCTGGCGGCGGGTTGTTGTTTGAAGGAACAAAAGATTTAACCGGAAGCCCAGGTGTGGCTGCTACTGTTACCATACCAACTATGATCGCTGCTGGTCTTTTAGGTAAAAGAAACACTGCTCAACAGCTCGCGGATGAAGCATTGAGCACAACAACAGCAGACGATATAGCTCAAGCTACCGCATTAGAGCAAACCGCAAATCAGCTTGGCATTAAGCTACTGCCCGGTGAATTGATAAACGACAAAAGCATACAATCTTTGACGAGAGATGTTATTAGGTCAGAAAGAGGTTCTCCAGCAGTTTATCAAGCAACAAAAGGAAGAGATGCTGCTGTAGTGTCAGCAAGCGAAGCCCAAGCAGCAAAGCTAGGAGCTGTACCTGATAGTGTACGAAAAACCAATCAAATGATCGAATCCACGATCGGCACAGCAAAACAAAACGCAAGAAGAGAAAGATCGCTTCGTGCAAACTTTATGGGTTACGGAAACCTAAAAAATGCAAAACTGCAAGAAGATCAAGTACAAAAGGTCATTGATATTGTTGATAACGAAATAAGAATGGCAGCTCCCGGCGGGCCAAGAGAGAGAACATTAAAGCAACTCAAATCCAGAATAACAATACCAGTAAAAGAATCCGATGAGGTGGGTATATTGTTAGCTGATGGCACGCCAGCTAACCCATTGCAAGCCACCAAAAATTACAAGCCACAAACAAACATAAACAAACTGGATGAAACATTTCAAGAGTTTAGAGACAGAGCCAGATATGAACCCGGCACAGCAGATGCAATCGACAAGAAAACTTGGAACAGTTTGTTTAATCAAGATGAGACAGGCGTTCTAAATGAATTGAATAAAACCATGAGAACGAATATCGATTACAGAAATGCAAACGATGTGTTCGCGCTTTTATCAGACGAGCTTGTTGCAGTTGTTGATCGTAACTTGCCAAACTTAACAAAAGCTGGCATTGATGCAACAAAGGTAAAGAGTTTTGTTTTTGATCCAACAAAAGCAAATGTCGCCGACATCAGGAAAACTTATGAGATTTTGAACAAAACCAATCCCAACGCTTTCCCACAAATGGCTAATCTTTATTTTAGAAACGCTATGGACAAAGCATTTACTGCTGTAAAAAATGGCGAAGATTTAACTAAGGGTTTTAACCTAGCGAAAGAAGTCATGGGTACAGGAAACAAAAGACAAAATTTTATGGCAATACTCGATGGTGTTGCTGATGCAAAAGGTGTTGATGCTAAACAGCTCAAGGTTGGGTTTGAAAAATTATTTAATGTATTAGAAAGAACGGGCAGAGTAACCAATATTAACAATCCTGGGTTCTTAGCTGAAGGCGCAGCAGCAAGGTCGGTGACAAAAGATGTGGCAATGATGAAAACATTTAACCCACTGGTGAGATTAGCAACAAAATATGGTGAATATAAATCTGGAAGAGCTTGGGAAGAGTTGGGTAGGTTGTTTCAATCGGACGATGCTGTTAATCAGTTGGTAGCAATGTCCAGAACAAACCCACAATCACAAGAAGCAATTATCAGGGCTGTCAACATCATAGACTCAACACAGGCCTCAACACAGGCGCTCACCAGAGATTAAACCAGGACTAACAACACTGTCTGCACAATGAGGCCCCATAGAACAATTTTGTAATTCATACGCAATCGCTCAATTTCTGACAATAGTTTTTGACGTTCCTCATCACCCATAATTATTCAAAGTCATTCAATATATCGACAATCTTTAGATAACCCTGGATGTCTTGATGGGTGTCCTCTTTGTCCGGCTGATTGAACAATCTCAACGCTTTGAACATCAACATCATGGTTGCTGCTTTCTGAGGAGTGATCTCAATATCAAGAGCACCGCCCCATACTTTTGCCAACTGCATGAAGAATCTGCGAGGGTGGCCATATTGCAGACCACGCTCATGGATCAATTCATCGACTTGGAAGTTGCTTTCAATCATCTTTGATGCTCTTTGTTTCTGTGACAATAACGGGCTCATCGTCTTCATGTTTAACAAGCTCTTTCTGTAATCGATCGGTCAGAAGGTTCTGATTCATAATCAATGATTGTCTCACCATGCTTCCAAGATGTGCATTGTCGATGTCCTGGATCGCTTGCTGTACGTTTTTGATGTCAGTGACCAACTTGCCCTCTTCTTCGTTTAGATCGGCTTCCGGTATATCCACTTCCTCGCCTTTGCCGTTGGTGTATTTGATGACAGGAATATCCTGTTCTTCGGTTGCTTTAACTTCTTCGTTCATTGTTTTTCCTTTTAATTGATTGAGTTAAACATTTCCTCACCGACAAGCTCCGCGTTTTCAATCGAAGTCTCCTCGGTAAAGTGTGAATAGCGTTTGGTTGACTGTAGGGATTTATGGCCCAACAAGTTACCAATCTCCACCAGGCTTACCTTTTTACTCTTTAAGGCAAAGCTGGCGTATGTGTGTCTGAGGCAATGCAAAACGACATCGGGTATCTGTGCTTCCACTCGGATCTTATCCCAGAGCTTCCGGGGATCATTGATGCCAATGATCTTGTCTTCATCCTCTCCTCTTTCAAGTTTGTTGATCACAGCAATGGCCGATTCGTTTAAAAAGATTTTTCGCTCTTTCTTATTGCCATCGGTCTTATGCTCTTTTAGCACAATGCACTGATCTCTTAAATCGCCCCAGGTTGCTCTTGCCAATTCGGATTTACGAGCGCCCGTTAAGATCAGCAGCTTTATAAATACAGCTCCTCTTTGACTTCGCCCACTTTGCATCTTTCGATCCAATATCTCAAAGACTCTCTTGAGCTCATCAGGCGTACAGTAACGCTCTCTCTCAACTTCGGTATGCCTCTTTATACCTTTGGCTACATTTTCACTTACAAGCTCTTCTTCTAAGCCTATGGTGTAAGCAGCACTGAGTATCTTGATCAGACGATTTGCCTTATAAGGATAGCCCTCATCGGTCATCTCGTTAAACAAGACTCGGATGTGTTTACGCTTGATCTTAGACAGGGCCATATTGTGAAGCCTGGGTGCAATCTTACGATCCCGAATGTTGTTGTTATAAAACGCAACAGTGTCGTTGATTGTCTTATCCCTCTTCCTCCGTTTGAGTTCTCTGCAATAGATATCAAATAGGTCTTTTAGTTTCATTACTTACCTCCGTTAGTAATTATTCATAATTATCCCAGGGCTGCTTGCCTCTGTTTTTATAATATTTACCAGCCAAGAATTGACGAGCGACCCTGTAATAACAAAACAAGCTCTTATAAGGTCTTTGCCCGTGACGGCCCCGCTCAAGGTCGTTTTCAAACTTCTTCTCGGCCACATACTTTTTAAATCCTGGTCTAAGCCGCATCATTGTCACCCTCCTCCCTATGCAGAAGAGTTTTCAAGATGTCTTCTCTGATAATGATCTCGCTGTTGTCATCATCGATGTCGATCAATCCAGCATCGAGCAAGCTCTTTAATCGAGCGTGTGCTTTGCCAAACGATCCGGGCTGACCCTCGGCATTGGGTAATACCTCTGCCAGCTCTCTTCTTGTGGGAGGCTTAAAGTCGTTGTCTCTCCAAAAGTTTAGGATCGCTGCCAGGGTTTCCATGTTCTTCTCTTTGGTGGTGTAGGAAGAGCTGGTCTGTGTATCCGAGTCTCTGTATCTGGCCTCTCTGTCCCAAAGGTCATCGATAGTAATCGGCTTGTTTCCTAATATAAGTTTCTCGTAATAATCTTTTTTCCAAATCTTAGTCATTGGTTGTCACCTCTTTGATTTTGAGTGTTTTACTTCTCACTGTTCTTGCCTCGCTCGCTGGGATGATTTTTGTTTGCTCATCCTTTGCTTTGTAGTTTCTTGAGGGCCAAGTGATTTCGTGGCGATTGGTGAAAGCGTATTTGTGCTCTTGCATCCTACGCATAAGAATGGTGTCAATCTCACTGATTGTTTCTCCATCCTTCTTCATGCTGTTTGCCAGCATGTTTCTTTTATCAATCAGTTCATCGGTATCGTCTACGCTTAGATCGAGCATCTTATCCATTGCTTCCGG